TCTAACAGTAGCATAGATTATTTGTTTTTTATCCTCTTTATTAGGAAACTGTTTTAGTATATTTTTCCACACAATTATCTCTCCTTTCTTTTGTAATGGGGTTTATTTGGTCTAACCTTTTCACTTTTTTGACTTGGTTCTCCCTTTTTGCGCCTAACCCGATTACGCCTCTTAACCATCTAATCCTTATCCGTAAATGCGCCTCTTGGTTTAGGTAGTCCTTCAAGTAAAATATAGTCGCCGTTTTTATGTTTAGCAACCTTTTTCATTTCCTTAAGTTTTTTCTTTAGTTCTTTTTTAGACAATCCGGTTTCCTTCTCCAAAGGTTCTAAGCCCGAAGCCCCACCTTCATCTTTCAAAGTGCGAATAATAATTGCTTCAACATCTTGCTTCTTTTCATCACGAAGCATTTTGAAGTCTTCTGCATCTAAGTCGCCGTCTCCATCTTTGTCTAGTTTTTTCTGTCCACCGTATAATTTCTTATCCATGTCTTGTTTATCGTCATCACCCGTACAATGGGCTTTTAATATTTTTTTCCACGTCATTGTTCTCCCCTCATTTGATTTTCTTTTGAAGTTTTGTCATCATCAATAGGTCCACCTTTAGCCCAAGTGTAGCACGTTCTAGCACTATGGCATTTGAAATGGTGCATCCAACAATAACCCAAACGACCATCTTCATCTGTGGTTAAAGGCATACACTTATCCATTCTTGGTGAAATATCAAAAGCAATACAATTACTACAATTAGACTGTTTTGCTACATCGGCAGTAGTGTTCCAACGCTTAGCGTATCTTTCCCAGTAGTCTTCGTCCTCTAAATTTAGAGGCCCATATTGAATATGTTCTGCCTTTACTGCCGCATCTCTATTTTTTGTATTTAATTCTAAATCTTGCGTAGCCTTTGGGCAAGCAAGTTCCTTTAAAATAATTTCCCAACCCAATTTTATATTATACATGCTATCACTTCTTTTTTGTTTTATTGCCCCAATTAGCGGCCCCTACCTTCCTACAACGAACAAGTGCGCCCGAAGCATATGCAGAAGGCCATTTTTTATATCGGGAGCGAACCTTATAATAACAAGCGTCTTTCTTTCCGGTAGATTTACCCTTACGCCTTGTCTTTTTCTTAGCCCTTTTAGAACCCTTCTTACGACGAGCCTTACTTTTCTTTTGAATAATATCCCACCAAATGTCCATAATATTCCCTCAATCGTTATCTAAATAGTAATTAATTCGCTTCTTCATTCTCAAAATCCTGTCAATATCCTGTTTATAAGAATCATACTTAGACTTAACATCAATTCCTGTGGAGTCATCTCCTACAAGAACATATGAATCATCACTAGCCAACAATTCACAAGCCACGAGTTTTGTAGCCGCCTCTTCAATAATTGCTGGAACTCTATGATTCCCATAGGTGTAAGTAAGTTTTACAGAGTGTTTTCTATGTAAGGGATAATCACTACGGAAGAAAATATCTCCGGAATCTCTAATATCCCACCAAGTTTCATTTCTATCATATTGTTCCTTATCAGTAAATGAAGATGCGGTAATACCACTACCCGAAGTAGAAACGGTGCAAGATGAACCGTCGCTTCCGGGTAAAAGCGAAACAACGGTAATAGTCTCATCTTCTTCTACATTTGCATAAAAAAAGTCTGATATGTTATGTGTTGCCGAAGAATCTTTTAACGACTTATTGGCAGAAGCACCCGTAAATGATGCTGTAAGAGTAGGGGGTTGTTCGTTAATTAAATATGCTAATTCATGTGCAGTAGTCCTTTTACCAAACGCTTTATTGAACTTATCGTCGTGAGCATTAGTAGAGGCAAATAAGTCCCAATGTAGAGAACCAGCATTTAATGTAATACTTGTAATATTTGTGTGGTCGGTAATTTCAATAACAGAAACAGCCGACGCTACATCCCTATATGTGCTTCCATCCCAAAATGCAATTCTAATTATTTTTCTAACATTTTCATGTTCAGTTCTAACCTTTCCCGCATAGTCTTCATAGAAATAAACATACTTATCATAGAAATCAAAGTCATGAAATTCATTTTCAGCAAGATTTTCTCTCCAAGACTCATTAGTAAATTCATCTATGAAGTCTTCTGCCCTACGAATCAAATCCCCAACTTCTTCTAATGTAGGAGAGGTAGCACCCGTAGCGTCAATAGAAACAAAATCAGCAATACCTAAAAGTGCCGCTATCTTAACAGCGTTAGTATAAGCACCTTTTCCAGCAGGATAATTAACAACGTTTAGTGTTGGGTCAGATTGAACAATTACCTTAACCATATAATTACCCCCGTATAACTAATTGAAGTTTAACTAACTTTTTTAATATTTCGTTCATGTAGCGGTTTTTATTCTTATTAAATATAGTATCAAAAGATTGAACTTTGTCTCCCGTAGGAGTAGTAAATCTTTCTCCTTCTCTTGTAAGGCCTCTACCAACGCTAAAATCATATGAAAATGTTCCCATTTCAGGTTTAATTTCAAAATTTGGTTTAAAAATAAATTCTCCTTCTAAACCGTTAGATGTAAATTCTAAAGTTATTGAAAGTGCGCCAGCGTATGCTAAAGTTGTAGCAATATTTTTTTCTTGCGTCGTTCCGAAATCTGATACTGCCACATCCCCGTATAAGATAGGGTGTAATAACAATTTTGCTATTTTTATTTTACCAGCATCAGTTTTACTATACGCTTGTATGTCTTCAAAATTCTCACCAAAATATTCCTTTAGTAGAGTTTTTGTAAAGGAAAGGGAACTTTTACCTCTATCTAGTTGACCGGAAATTTCCGAGTATCTATCTGCCGTCATGTTTTCTAAGCCCGTTTGTCTAATTTCATTAGCGGCTTCGGTATTTCCCTGCTCATTTAATATTCTTATAACTGTATTTTCATATTGCCCTATATTTTCAGTAGGCACTCTATTCACTTCTCTTCTTAGTTGTTTAAGGTCGGTGATAAATCCTTGTGCCTCTTCAAAAATGTCCATTGGTAGGCGCAAAGAATCGTCTTCTGTTCTCAAAACATCTTTTTCCTTATCATCAAAAATTTCAGTTTCCGCCTCTTCTAAGGGGGGTCGTATTTTTTCTAGGTTAAAAATAGCAGTATTCATTAATTCTAAAAACTCTTCGGTTTCTCCTTTTAAAATAGTTTCTATAAATCTGTCTTCTCTAATTGTAGAAACGTCTTCAAAAAGTCTTTCTTCATCCGAGACTTCATACATACTTTCCTTTGATTTTAACTCGTCATCAACTTTATTAAAGAAATCAATTACACCGTCTAAAAGCCCATCATTATCAAACGAGTTTCTTATTTTATTAGGTTCAAACTCCTCGTAGTCCATTAATATATCATCTACTCTTTCAAGAATGTTTTGGGAACCCTTATCTCTACGAGTATCTGCAAATAAAGTTTTATTCCTAAATGTATTTTTTCTATCATAATTGGTTTTTCTTCCTCTTATGTTAGAAATCTCTAGTGGGTTCCAGTCTTGGTTATTATAAGTATATGCCGATAACGCTCCACTTGCTAACCAATTGGTAAAGGCATTTAGTTCCTTTGCTTGGTTTTGAATAAACCATCCTACAACTACCTCGTCGTCTAGTTCTCTTTTAAATACTCCAACTTGACCCGGCTCATATACTTCTTTTGCTGGGACGACAGAATCAGAAATAATTGAATTGTTTATTTCTGCATCTATATCTTGTAAAATTAAATTCAGAATAGAATCATCTAAACCAAAAGGATTTAATTTTTCTGCCGCCAATCTTTTTAAACTTCTGTTGACTAAATTTACTAATTTTGCCGTGGACATATCAAGTATGGTTTCTAAGTATTCTTCTTGTCCCATTGATTTGTATTGTGCATCCCTGTATTCAGGAATCATTAACACACCTAATCTTTGGTTTCCCACGTTTTGGGGTAGCATCTCTACTAAAAAATCAGATAGGGGTTTAGAACCTTCTTTGCCCATAGCAATATATGAACCTCTATTATTTTCAGCCCCTACAAATTCTCTTTTTATATTTTTCATTAATCCTTGAAAAACTGCTTGCATACCCTCAATTAATTTAAAATCACTAAATGCCTTAGAAAATTCTTCCTCTGCGTCGGCATCTGCCATACCAATACCTCTTTTAGAAGCGGTAGATATAACTTTTTCTTTAAAATCTGTTTTAAGTTCGTCTGCTGATTTACCCTCTTTAAATAAAGCCTCACCAACAAAAATACCGATTAGTTTTTTATTTTCATCAGTAGGTTCATATTCTAAAGCGTAGTCTGCGGCTTGACCGTTTATTAGGTCGTCTAGTGTAAAACTAGTAGAAGGGGTTAAACCTGAAAATAATAATTCCATTTGAGTATCGGTAGTATCTTCATCACCTACTATTCTTTCATACACTGGTTTAAATTTAGTAGATTCTATACCCAGTTCTAATAGGCGTTTAAAAGCCTCCCTATTGATTTCATCAAAAACGTCATCTGAATACCCGCTAAAACCATCATGGTCTTTACCAAGCCAATTCACAAGTTGCCTACTAATGGGTGTATTGGGAAGGGCATTGATAAAATCAACCATTGTATCTAATGATAACTTCGGTGTCCAATTAACACCTTCGGCAAAACCCTCGTAGCCTCTAATATTTGGAACTCTAGTCATGTTTTAACCCCCTAGTTGGTGAGGGCAAAAACTTCTAGTGTTGTAAAATTGTTAGCAACGATTTTAATTCCGTTCCTACAAATAATTCCTAATCCCCTAATATCGTCGCTTGTATTGG